GCAAGCATTCTCATGCTAATAGCCTGTTCATTGTCGACGATGTTTCGTATCAGTGCAGGCTCGTGATAATCACTGTTGACAACATACTCAACATCTGATGACATGTGTCTAGTAATGTTTTTTAAGAACCCTTTGTTCGCAGGATCTGTATACCATTCAAGTAGTTGCTGTTGATCAATACCCAACAAAGAAAAGTTATCAGCTAACCAATTTACCAACGGACGATACTGTGTTTTGTAATCAACTACAAGCTGATCAGTATAATTAACAAGCTGTTTGTGGATCAGACCATTGACTTCGGCAAAGTTTATATCCAACAATCCAGTTTTGTCTAGACGCTTGTGAATCTTGTCAACATAGGCATCAAGTTCAGCATACTGCATGGGCCTTTTCTTGTATGCTTGCACCAGTATTTTTTTAGCCAAAGGCTCTACAAGTTCTTCTCTATTGACTATTACTTGCATAATTTTCTTGTAGTATGCGCCATGCCAATCCAGATTCAGTTTCAGGCAACGAAAATTGATTGTAACTAAGCCAACGCAACCACATTTCTTGCAATTCTGAATCAATATTCGGTAAGTTGTCAATTTGTTGTATACTACCGCTGATTTGTGTGCAGGCACTGGGGCCCAAACTCACCACAGGTATTCCATGCTGTGCAGCTTCTACTCCGCAATTGCTGGCCCACACAACAACGGCACTAATATCTTTTTGAAGAGCTTCAATAAACGTGTCTGTGGTTACTCTGGTTTCTCTGCTGGCCGGTCGATGTCTTACTACAATCTCTCTGTCAGTGTAGGTTTTTATTGTATCAACTGTTTGGTTTAACCAAGTATCAGGATCTACTATACCATATCCCTCGGCCACTTTAGCATCAATGGGAATAATCATTATTTTGTTACCACGAACAAATTGAGATCTGTTTATGCTTAATTTTTTCAAACGGTCATTGGGTCTTGATTGTATTGGTATAGTAACCTGAAAATCGTTTTTACTAATTCTAAACCAAGTCTTAAAACGTCTATTTCCTATATACCCTGTATCTATATACCAATAGTCAAGGTTATGCTTCTGAGCCTGTGTCCTTGCTGCTGTTTTGCTTATGCCAGAAAACGCCATTGGGATTGTGGTGTTAGAATAAATTTCATCTAACCCTGTTGTCATTCTACCGCCGATGGCTCGAACAAATGGGCCTATCCATTTGTCTTTCTTGGCAGCACCCAACATTGTAGGCCTATCACTCATTGAGTATTCTCCAGGCGGTGCCGTCGCTCATTTCTGTAAATGTAAATTGACAGTAACTTAAATGACGCAACCAGGCGTCACGCTCGTCTAGAGATGGAATATATGGGTTTTCTATTTCAGCAAGAGTATTAGAGCACACCACTCCGGCAGCATTTGGTCCCAGCGCAATTGCAGGCTTGCCCAACATAACTGCTTCAACAGCGGCCACTGAGTTGTATGTGACCAAGCAGTGAACATCGTTGTCTAGAGCCTCTTCCATGGTGTCCACGGCCATGCGATCGTTGCGTGGACGTTTCAGTCTAACTTCTACGGGACGATCAGTGTGCTTTTTGATCTCGGCAATGGTTTCTGCAATCCACTGTTCTTGATCTATGTCCCACATTGTAAAACTTTTAACACTGGGCGGTGCCAACAAAATCTTACGCCCGGGTGTAAAGTTTTTTAAATTGACTTCGCACGGTGCTAGACGATCACTGGGACGTTCGATAATGTCTCGGGTGTCATGCACATTGTTTTTGATTATTCTGAAGTAAACTTTTCGACCGTGATTGCCAAAATAGCCATTGTCAATGTAGTAGTATTGTCTGCCTTGTTCGGCAGCAAGTTTGACCCAGCGAGTGAACTTCATACCGCGAACACAAATTGGATATTCAACAGGATATTCAAATGCTTCCGATGCCGATAATAATTTGCCATCGCATCCTTCGGCAAAGCGATTTACAAACGCTGCCTGTCGGTCCAGTATTTCCATGTCTGGACCTTTGCGATTTATACACAATACCTGTTTCATACTCTTTGCAAACAATAATCAGTTAACATGTGTTCGCGGTGCCATTCATCGCCCTGCGGAGTGGTAGCAAACTCATGAAAACACGGTGATCCTAGGGTGTAGTGTAGTAGTTTGGCATTGAGATTGGCACCGTATTCATCGGGTAACCAGTTCCACTCAGGTGGTAACTCTCCAATTCGATCATCGTCTAACCAGGTGAAACGGTGTAGTTCAGCGCCGGTAGATCGCTGGATAAAATCAGGAGTAAGCTTGCGATTAGGAAAACTGTTACAATTCCATAAAATAACACTACTCCAATTTTTTCTCGGGTAATCCTCATTCTTTGCTCCTAGATATTTCACAGGCATCCGGGTTTTGTAATCGTGTTTGACTACCTGCACATCCTTGTATTCCATAAGATGTGGAACCAAAAAACGACTGTAGATAAAATGATTACTGCCGTCGGTGTGAGTTTCTTTGTAGTCATCAAACAAATTCAAGGCCAATGGTATAATGGCCACTGGCGCAGATGCATTTCTAATAATGGAATTGGCACACACATGATAGGCCACAGCTTCCCTGGGATCGTATCCAACAAATATAGGAATAGGTTTCATCGTCGTTCAATGTCCTCTTCTACACAGTTGTCACCGTATTGAATTTCAATCAATTTGAGAGGCTGATCGGTTTCATTGCATAACTGATGCCATTGATTTACTCTAATCCAAGTATGCTGATGTCTAGTGGGGGTAGACAATACTTCTGAATCAGTGCTGGCTGGATCTACTGTGTATACTGTGGCTTCGCCTTCGGCCACAAACCAAAACTCCGCACGTTTTTCATGGCGCTGCATACTCAAACATGTGTTGGGATTTACAGTAAGTTCTTTGAGTTTGACATGGTTGCCTACTTCGTGTAGCACACGATAATATCCCCAGGCGCGTTGTGTTCGGGGTTTCTTCCAATCTTCAAGAATCCAGCTTGAACTGTTTTTCTTGTCTTCTCCACCCACGCCAAACACAAACTCCACATCATCAAACACCATTTCTGGAATGTTTTCCCGAGTGCGATCGCCGCCGTTGGCAAACACAATTTCAGCATCAGGGTAGCGTTGTTTGACCAGTCGAATTGCATCACAGCTGGAGCCATCGTCGTCGTTGTAGACCACCACTTCGTCCACCACTGCAAGATTGCCTACAATGACCATTCGCTCTTGCAAGGGCATGAAAGGTCTACCTTTTTTACGAACCAACCAGTCATCAGAATTGAGTCCAACAACCAACCAATCCCCAAGAGTTTTTGCTGCTTTGAAGTAGGCAATGTGACCCGAATGCAGCGGATCGAATCCGCCTGTAACAATAACAATTTTCATGTGGATATTTATTAGTGGGTATTGACGGTATTTAGGTTTTGGCCAAAATAACATCTTTACCTAAATTGATGAGCCGGTTGTATCCCCAACTCTGTAGAAGTTCTTCTGTTGCATGACTACCGAAGTTGTATTTTTTGACCAAAACTTTTCGTTCCATTAGTATCACAGGAAACGAGCGTTTGATTGTTTGCTCGGCACCTTGTATAATCAAGGGCTCGTAGCCTTCACAGTCTAGTTTGATAAATCCCACATTGGTTAAATTGTAGCCGTCGATGGATCTAATGGGGAAGTTGCCAGTTTCGGCATTGGGGTCTACAAAATTTCCAAAACTCTTGCCGGTTCTCACAAGATCCACAGACTTTTCTGTGTCGCCGAGACCGCATGATTCAATCTTTACATTTGAGCATGAAAATGTTTTCATGTTGGCTTCCAAACAAGTTCTTAGTTGATGGTCTATTTCAAACGCCAGCACTTGTTGAAACCTTGAATTCATATGATAACTCATTAGACCGTAATTGGCGCCGCCGTCAATTGCAACTGTCCAATTCTTTACCAACTCTAATGCACGATCTAAATTATCCTTTTGATAAAGTAGAATATCTCCAGATTTGCCTTGTTTGCGTAATCGCTTGACACTGCTGTGAAAACTGCTATCGTCGTCTAATATTTGCCAATCTTGATATATCATGGCAGTATTTATTGAGCTAAAATTTGATACTGTTCTACTAAATCAGCAGGTGTAGTTGTTTCAAATTCTGTTCTGTTAAACTGGCTCCAGCAGACATGTTCCCACCAGGCAGCACGATCAGGGTACACTGGTTTTGCTAAATTCTCAATGCTGCCCATGAGCAGTGTGGTCATTGATGGATCTACTGTGTATGCTGGCACACCCAACAAACATGCTTCAACACAGGCCATGGTTCGCTCACCTACCACGGCATGGGCACTGACCACTTGCTCTCGAAATGTTTCAAATCTAGCAAACTTTGCACCCATCTTCTTACGCCACTTGATAGGTCCTGACCAATACGGAGCAATAGTATCAGCAATACGTTGTCTAAATTGATCTAAATTTTCTCCAGTGCGTTCTAGTAACACAGATTCGACGGGCTGTATCCCTAGCACATATTCCCCTGGAGTGGTTCGCCAAGTATTGTGTCCAGGCATAGGAAATAAATGTGATCTGCTATGGGGAACAGCTTGCATATTCATGTTATGGTGCCCGTTATAAGTTACTCTACGTGTTTCTCGTCGAGGTGTGTCCGGTCCCCAGTATCCATATTCAATTTCAATGTAAGGTCTGCCTTGGGCAATGTATTCTTTAAGTGGACTCCACCAAGGGGCATAGTGACTGGCAATTAATACATAGCCATCGGGTACTTGTTTTACAGTATCAAATACCCGGAGTCCTTTTTTCTTCCACGGTTCCAGCGTCCATTTAGTGTGCTCACCAGGCATGTTCAGTGCATACGCATATTTAATCATTGATATTTTTTACTGACTTCAACAAATTGCCAACCTTTTTTGGCACCGTTTTTTCTTTCACCTTTGCCAGTCCAAACATATGAACTGTCTTTGAATTTATAATCAGTATATCGTAAATCCATTAGACTAATTTCCCCGGTATCAATCATGATATCTAACATACGCTGATCGTCCGCCCACCGAAAGTAGCTATTGTTTTTTATGTCTAATAACAATTCAGCAAATCGATATCTAGCTTGGTCTGGAGCAAATCCCACGGCACTGGCTAAACTTCGCTGATCACGTTTGGGGGCCGTGGGAACCCAACTGCGTTGCAAGTCAGATAGAAACTGTTCTTGACTCAAGGGTTTAACCATAACACAATCAGCATCAATGTCAATCACAGGAGTTGTATCATCATAATAATCCAATACTCTTACCCATCGCATGTTAGACCAGTAAGCTCGACGTTGTTCAATGTTTTGATTGTATTCAGCCGGGGTTACCTCACTGCTTGCACTACAGTTCTCTTGAGAACTTGTCCAGGCCAGATCATCTGTGGTTGCATCAAAAATATGAAAGTGCATGTGTGCCCAGGGTGCATGTTCCCTGACAGATGCATATAATATTTTGCCAAGTTGATTAAAATACAGTGTATCGCATCCGCACATGAAACCAGGTTGAGTTATTTTCATTGTTGACCAAACCAAGTTAGATTTTTATCCAGCCACGGCAATACCAATTCATCTTGCACAACATATCCGTGACGTTGAACACTGTTGGCTGCAGATTTGGGCAGCAACCCTTGTTCAGCCAGTTGATACCAGGATGTGGTAGCAGGATCTTGAGGGCCGCGATCGCTACGATATACCACAGCATGCAACCAAGGGTCGTTGGGGAACTTCTTGAAGAATCCCGATTCACAATCCCAGCCCGACACAGCCAGCATGTGAATCAAATTTACAATCGAGTAATGATAATAGCAACCTTGTGGTTGAATAAATTTCAATTTGCGATGTTCGATGTTAGTGGTCTGCGGCACAATCAAACACAGCATGGCACCCGATTCGGCAATGTCCCACCAAAGCTTGAGAGTTTGCAGTGGATTGATTGCATATTGAAAAGCATCATGGCACCATAATACGTCATACTTTTTCTTTTTGGGTGTGTAGATTTGCTGTTCAAAGTTATTGCGTTGATACACAATGTTGGGATAACGATGCGCTACACTTAGGCTATCGACTAAATCCAATCCTGTGCAATTAATATTCAACGGTTGTGCATTCTCATCACGTGTGGTTCGAGTTGCCCACCATTCAAGATCTAGACCAGCGCCGCAGCCAAGATCAATTAAAGTATCTATGCTGGCCATGAAGTCATCATGCTCGTATAGCCAATTCAGTGTTTCTAAACTGTGAGCATGACTTTGTTCGTGATTTTGAAAAAACATTATATTGTTATATCTTCCATGCCTGCTGCGCGGAGTCTCACAATATGGCCCATTTGCCACTGTTTTGTTTCGAGACCCTTCATGATGCCCAGCCACTTGTTTCTCAGCAATGCAACTTCGTTGATTATGGTTTCAAAGTCAACAACTTCATCTTCGCCGTCCACATACTTTTCAGCGTCGCGGCTGGTGAGTGCTCGTGCATAAGCTTCCAAATATTTTTGGAAATGCTTTCTGCGAATTTTTCTCAATTGAATATTGAGATAATTCAATACAGCTTCAATCTCTTGTAGTTGATTAAAACGATGCTCAGTGACTCCCGGCAACTCTTTGATATTGCGTTCCACTACTCCACCGATGCGGCACTCAGATTTAGCAGATTGCAGTTCATTCTCGTAGTGAGCAATGAAATCTGGCACATTGCCAAGATCAGATACCACTTTGTTATACCACATGTTATTTTTGGCTGTTAAATGACAACAACAGGACAAGCCTGTTGTTGTTCAAAGCTGTTGTTTGATTAGTTTTCCCAATCTCGATCAAAGTCTGATTCATCGTCGTCTTCATCTTCTTCATACTCTGATTCGTCCTCGCCTTGATCTAAATAGTTGCTTAGAGCAAGCTTGATGTCCTTGTCTCCAGAAA